TTATGATTTATCTAATAATTTAAAAGGCTTGAACGTTACAACTCTCTCACCGAGCCAGTCATTCAACTGCTCAAAGTATGACTGTAGCGTCTGTAATTCAACAAAATAAAAAACTTCCGCTGCATCTTTCACATTTCCAAACCCGCCTGTATTACTCGGCACAATAGACATTAATTGCGGTGGTACACGATGCGCAGCAAGCACATCATCTCGGCTAACATTCTTGATGTTAAAAAATTCATCTTTAGCGGCTACGTCAGCAATCGGAATGATTTGAATGCCGTCTTTCTTTCCACTTGGCGCATGAACGAATAAGTTCTTGAAATTCCCAACTCCCTTTGATTTTCGAAGTTGTTCGCGAAGATTATCTATATCTTCTTGTTTCTGCGCTGCATCCGTCATATAAAACACAAAACCCGCATGCGCACCATTCAGATAGTATTTCCGTCTAAACAATGTCGCCGATTCATTCAGCCAAGCAGATTGTAACGCTGATAAATAATGCGGCAAGCCGTAGATGTTCTGGTTTACATCCGGCTCAAATAAGTGGAAGACTTCTCCCTTCTTGAACTCATATTCGTCCAAACAATCGCCGATATACCAATAAACATGGTCTTCCACCCCTTTTCGAACGTATTTTGATAACGGCACATCAAGGCGAAGAATATTACCTAAGCGGTTGTCCACTCGCTGAACATAGGCATTGCCAAAAACAAAAAAATCTTGCAACAGTCTAACTTTATTAACATGAGACATATATTTAATATCAATTAAGTTAGCAAGTACGTTGACCTTAGTTGTAATCGCTGATTCGTGATGTACACTTGAGCGAAGAGATTTCGCAAGCCCATTAAATGAAATTGGCGGAGCATAATACTTATCATTTAGTACTGGTGAATGTAGATAATTTAAAATCTCAGCTTTATCAAGCATTGGAATTGCTTCACCAAAAGAAAAAGCTGTTACTTCTCCCCCTGATTTGAGGTCATTTTTAATTTGTTTACTATGTTTAGTCATAAAATTCCATTGTCCCTGTGTTATCGCTCAACGTACCGTCAAACGATTCATTAAGTAATACTTGTAAACAAGCCCAAGCTAAATCAGCATGACTAGCCTCTTCTGAGCGGTCAGCAACATACGTAATTTGTTTTTGGCTGTTTGTTAATTGTTTTTTAATTGCCATAAAACTCGCACCGATTTCAGTTGCGTGCAAGCTGTCAAATTTAAATCGACCCTTATTGATAACATCCAAGCCTTTGAGCACCATCTTAGATTTTAACTCAGCAGAATATTGCAACAATTGCGCATCAGGACGATATTTACATACGATTTCCGAAACACCGACACCCAAACCGGTATTATCAATTGAAATTTTCGTGACGTTATATCGATCACACATATCTAAAATAACTTGTGCTTGTTCCTGAAAGTCAGCACCTTTAAACGTTTTATATTCCAACAAGCGGAAGTCGAGACCTTCTGCTTTCGGCGGTGCAATCACGACCAACGCTGAACGGTCACCAGAGTAAGACGGGTCATAACCAATCCAAACTTCACGGTTACCGTATGGTCGAGCATAACCAAAAGTAAAGTTATAATCCTTCCACACCTCCATTGAGTCCACACAACAGCGCTGCATCATGGAGAATTTGAAAACAGATTGATTGTCGTCAATGAATTCGCACATAAATAACTGTTCGAATTCATCCGGCGAATTCTCGAGTCTTAACTGTTTAATATCAAACAGCGTGCATCCACCTAATTCAGCATCTTCAATATTTACAATTTGTCGCCACTGACCATCGTCACATAATTTCCCGTTTTTTAAATTTGCGTGCGAAATATCAATATTGACCTGTTCAGATTTTGAGCGTCCCTTGTTAAATAACTTACCGCTCCACAAACGATACGCAGAATGCGTAATGCTTGACGGTGTTGAAAAATAAGTAATTCGATATTGCTTTTGAGATGCCATACCAGCGGCAACTTTTCTAACCTCTTCAAAGTTGTTAACCCAGAAAATTTCATCGAAATATAAGTTTCCATGATATGACTGAGCCGTTTTCGAATTCGTACCGAGGAAGATAAGCTGAGCGCCATTTGGCAACGTGATTGTTTCACCTTTTAATTCAACACCTGCCGTCTCTCTTGCGTACTGAACAATATATGCACGGAATTGAAGCGCTTGTTTTTTACTCGCAGAAATAAATATTTGATTTCGTCCTGTAATTAACGCATCAATCAAGGCTTCGTGCGCAAAATAAAAAGTAGCTCCTATTTGGCGACTTTTTAAAATATTGCGGATACGATGCGTTAAACCCGCTTCGTGCCATTTTTTCTGATAGAAGAACATTTTTGACATAAAGCCATTAATTAATAGCTCTTGCTGTTCTTCAGATATAGCGTTTTGCTCGACTGGCTTACGATCACCTCTATTACGGTTTTTTAACTTCGGATTAAGGTCTGCTTCATTGCCTCCACCATTTGAATATTTCTTAACCCGTGCTGCACTTTCCATAAGCCGGCGTAGCGCATCCATTTCTTTATAGTCAGCGTTTGATTTGTTCTCCTTTAAAATCAGCAAGCTTAGCCGAGCTTCTGCAGTTGCTTCTACTCTACCGACTGGACTTATGTCGTCCCACTTACCTCTCTTTTTCCAGCTGGCAATTGTCGATACAGGCACACCAATTTGACGGCTAATTTCAGACACGATGTATCCTGCAAAATACATCATTTGTGCATGTCTGCGCTTATCGACAACATTCACACCAAGTACGTCGTCAGGCGTGAGTTGTTCATCTATTTCGATTTCTTCCATTCATTCCCCAACAAATAATTTGTGGAGAATTATTAAAAAATGAATGCGCCGCCTCACGTTATGCCACTTGTGAAAACCTCCCTAACACATCAAACAAATTGAATGGAAAACAGCCATTCGGAAGAATAACCACACTTTTTGACCATAAACATTAGGACAAGCTACAAAATGAACACAAACAAATTCAAAAAACGTGAACCAAAATGGTTTGCACTAGCGACGGAAGGTAAAACAGCGGACGGACGTAACATTGAACGCCATTGGCTTGAAGAGATGTCTGAGACGTATGACCCTAAAAATTGTAGCCCTGCACGCATCAATCTCGAACATATCAAATTCCGCTGGTTTGATAAAACAGACCCGCACTCATTCAGTTATGGTGATGTCTTGGCGGTTAAAGTCGAAGAACGTGAAGATGGCAAACTACAATTATTCGGCTTGTTAGACCCAACCGAAGAATTAATTGAGTTAAACCGTAAGCGTCAAAAAGTTTACACATCCATTGAATTTACAACGAATTACGCTGAAACCGGAAAAGCTTACTTACTTGGCTTAGCTGTAACAGACAGCCCAGCAAGTCAAGGTACAGAAATGCTGCAATTCACGCTTGAGACAGCAGAAGGAAAAAAAGAAGCACAAATTGTACACAGTGAATTTATAGAACAAGAAATGAGCTTTCAAGAAGCCAAACCATCTTTTTTAGATGCAATTAAAGCCAAATTCTCTAAGCAAGAGAAAATGCATCAAGAAGCACAAACAAATCAAGATAAACGCTTTGGCGAACAAGAAGAAGCTATTGAATTACTGGCAAATGAATGCGAATCATTGAAAACAGAACTTAGCAAGCGTAACGACGATCTTGAAAAATTATCAAAAACCGTCAACAGTTTGCTAAGTAAATTTAAAGCATTGGAAATGCAAGAGTCAAAAAACTACTCAAGCTTACCAAAGCAAACCGGTAGCAGAAATGATGATGTCTTAGCTGACTTTTAATTCTTGCATAACATTCAAATCAAATCTCAATAGGATAAAAACTAATGAAAAAAGAAACACGCCTAAAATTTAACGCTTATCTAGAGCGACAAGCAGAATTGAATGGCATTGACCCGATTAACGTGTATTCAACACACGAAGTTGAACCATCAGTACAACAAAAACTTTTTGAAAAACTACAACAAGATTCAAGCTTTTTGGATGCAATTAACATTATCTTTAAAGACGAACTTGTTGGTGAGACTATCGGTATGGAAGCAGCAGATACTATTGCGAGTACAACCGATACTGACGGTGAAGGTGAGAGAAAAACAACCGATATTGCAAAATTAGTTGCTCAGCAATATTTTTGCAAAAAAGTTAATTTTGACACGCACATCAAACACAGCCGCTTAGATTCTTGGGCTAAGTTTAAAGATTTCCAAACTCGTATTTCATCCGTGAAAGCAAAACGAATTAAATTAGATTTAATTATGGCAGGCATGAACGGTGTAAAACGTGCTCCAACAAGCGACCGAGCCAAAAACAAACTGTTACAAGACGTAGCAGTAGGTTGGTTACAAAAAATCCGCTTAAATGCGCCTGAGCGTGTAATGGGCTCAAAAACAACCGGAGACGAAACCGTAGCTGCACCGATTAAAGTCGGCAAAGGTCAAGAATATCAGAATCTTGATGCATTAATTATGGATGCAACAGAAGAATTAATCGGTGAAGTATATAAAGAAGATACAGATTTAGTATGTATCGTCGGACGTAAATTACTTGCGGATAAGTACTTCCCTGTTGTAAATCAAGACAATAAGCCTTCAGAAATGCTTGCAGCTGAGATGGTGATTTCGCAAAAACGTATTGGCAACTTACCTGCAGTTCGTGTGCCATATTTCCCAGCAAATGCAGTGCTTATCACTAAACTTGAGAATCTATCTCTCTATGTGCAGGAAGGTGGTTCGCGCGCGCATATTGAAGATGTGGCAAAAAAAGACCGTGTGGAATTTTACCAATCTGAAAACATTGATTATGTGGTCGAAGATTACGAATGTGCAGCATTAATCGAAAATATCACATTTGAAGACAAGGACGAATAATGACACGCATGAGCCCAGCGCGGGCTCATTTTTTAAATACTCTCGCACAAAAAGAGTCCGCGCAAAACACAAACATTAAAAGCTTAGATGGCTTGACCGGCTACGAATTGCTAAAAGTACAACTCAATGCGCATCAACGACAACTGAAGCAATTACAGTCTGTTGAACGAAAAATCGAATTTAAACAAAAGATTTTTGCAGAATACAAGCCTTGGATTGACGGCGTATTAAATGCCGGAACCGGTGTACAAGACGAAGTTTTAATGACGTGGCTAGTATGGAGTGCAGATGCCGGTAACTTTGATTACTTTTTTCAAATTGCAGAATACGCACTATTCCACGAACTCGCATTACCGGAACGCTATGAACGCACACTCGGGACTACAATCGCCGAGGAAGTGGCTGATGCAGCTAAACGTGCGAGAGATTTAGGACATATTTTTGATTTAGCAATTCTAACCAAAATAAATGAACTGACTGAATCGGAAGATATGCCAGACCAAGTTCGTGCGAAATTAATCAGAGAAATTGCCGAGCGAGAAATCGAAAACGACACTACTTTGGCAATCTCACTATTTAAGCGTGCTTTTGCTTTGGATGAAAATATCGGTGTAAAAACCATTATTAGCAAGCTTGAAAAACAGCTTGAAAAATCACAAGCAGAATCACTAAATGAATAATCGCTTACCGAATAACGGTAAGAAGCCGAGCGTATCACGCCAACCGAGGGGCTTGGCAAGCGGTTAAAATTCAACGGAATTTTGCAAGATTGCCATCCACCCCTCACTTTAGGGATTTATATGCAACAAAATCACGTTATCAGTATCCCGAAGGTCGCGGGGTATGACACACAACGAAACTCATCAACTCAAACCGAAATTAGTGATGAAGTTATTACTAATAACGGATTCTTCCCCGATGTTCAACTTGTCAATATTCGCAATGCAATGCGTATTGATGGCACTGTAACAGATGAACGTTTAAAACATTCCGTTATCTCTGCTATGGCGACGGTAAATAAAGACTTAAAAAATTATCGTGAACAAGCTCAAAGCAACAATAAAAATACACTTGCCGAATGCAACGATGAACAAATCAATGGATTGTCTTTGGATGTTTATAACTATTTACGCGCCGTATACTGCTTAGCAGTAGCCAATCTCTACGAACGCTATCGCAGTTACGACAGCACGAAGGAAGGTCATGATAAGTCAGCTGAATTGGAAAATACAGCGGACGACCTCAAGCGTGATTATCATTTTGCAGTACGAGATATTCTAGGTGGAAATCGCATGATTAGTGAATTAGTTTGAGTAATGACATGACCACAATTACAGCAATGCAAGACGACACGCTGGACGCTTTAATTTACCGAGAGTACGGCACAACAGAGGGACTAGTCGAGCTTGCACTCGAATATAACCCACAACTGGCGGATATGCCTATTTTAGAGATGGGCCAACAAGTAGAAATGCCGGATGACGACGATATTTATACACCGATTGCGACAAGCACGGTGCAATTATGGGATTAGCCTAATGAATAGATTTGATAATGTGCCGATTTTAGGCGCTGTCCTTGGTTTTTTCGGCAGTTTAACTCTTAATGATTTGGGAGTAATCGTAAGTATTTTAGTAGCAATTAGCTCACTAATTTTGACTTGGATTTACAAAGAAAAAGACCTCAAATTAAAAGCAAAAGAACTTGAACTTAAATATAAGGTGAAGCATGAAGAAAAGTAAATTGATTTATTGTTCGGTAGCGGCGGTTATTGCAATAATCGGTACAAAATACTCAAGCGAAATACGTACATCTGAACAAGGCTTAGCAATTATCGGTGATGCCGAAGGTTGTCGCCAACAGTCATACATTTGCCCCGCCGGATATTGGACGTACGGCATCGGAACAGCAGAAACAAGCGGTGAAAAAATTGAAAAAAACAAAATCTACACGCTAGATGAAATTGCCAAAAGTTGGGTAAACAATATCAAAATTGCGGAACAATGCGTCAACCGATACGCAAACGGACAAAAGCAACCGCAAGGCACCTTTGATGCACTTGTCTCAATCACTTTCAACACCGGTTGCGCAGCAATGCGAAAATCAACGTTATTTAAAATGGCGAATCACGGTTACTCTGCTGCTATGTGTGAGCAGTTTAATCGTTGGGTATATGCCGGCGGGCAAAAGCTTGCCGGATTAGTAAAACGCAGACAACAAGAGCGCGTACTATGTTTACAAAATTAATCGCATCTTTATTATTGGCTAGTATAGCGGGCAATTTATATACGCTTTATAGCAAACAATCTTTAGAAGCGGATTTACAAGCGCAAAGCCTTAAACTCGCTGAAGCGATAGAAGATAGAGCAAAATTTGCTTACCAACTCAAGAAAGAACAAGTTGCATTCGAAGTTTATAAACAGCAAACGGAAGCATTAAACGAACGAATTACTACTCAAATGCAGCAAGCCGAGGAGCGAAATAATGAATTACTCTCAGAACTGGAAAAAGCTAAAAAATGGAGTGCTACTAACGTGCCTGAGCCTATTAGTAAGCTGCTCAACCGACGTTCAACACCTAGCAAAGCCGGATCCATTACATTGTCCACTCAGAAATGATTGCCGGCTACCGAGTTTTGAGATTAAAACTAATAAAAATTTAGTCGGCACACTTGAAAAAAGCCTAAACACAATTGAAGTTTGTCAGTTGATTATCGAATCACAACAACATTGCATTGATGCCTATAACAAAAGCATTCAAAAATAACCAAAGCCACGGAATGTGGCTTTTTCATTATAAGGAAGAAAAGATATGTATGACCAAATTGACCGAGCGAATGAACTAGCTGAAAAAATGCGAGAAGTCGCACTTGCAAAACACCGACAAAAACAGACCGCTTACAGTTTAACGCATTGCGAAGATTGTGATGAACCAATTCCGGATGCGAGACGTAAACACGTTATCGGCTGCACACGTTGCATTGATTGCCAACAAGTTTATGAACACAAAATGAAAGGTTTTAAAAAATGATTAAACCCGACCGCTTGCGCCAATTGCTGACTAGTACAATATCTTTTTTTCAGATAAACCCCGAAAAACTAGTGTTACAGTTTGATAATGGCAAAATAAAATTAACAGATGGAAATACGCCCTCTTTCGAGTATCACTACGATTTACTTATTTCTGTAGCTGATTTTCCAAATCATCCTGATGTGCTTTTCGTCCCATTAAATGAATTTATTCGAACCGAACAAAGTGAACTACTCTTTAATAAAGACAACTGGGAAAAAATCACTTTTGATTTAGACCGAAACAACAATAACACTTACGATATTTTTATCAGCGTGCCGCTAACGGAACGGGTGATCGTTAAAGACGAAGACGGAGGTTACAAAGCGTATCATGGAAACGAACCGCAAATTACTGAAAATAACCCGTTAAGCAAACTACAGATTTACTTGAAATACCAAAGCGATGAAGAAGCCCCGCAGTTAATTTTTGATTCGGAGAATAGCGATGGCAACAGCGGATAAAATCCAAGCAAAGTTTGAAGAGCTTATCGCACGACTTACCCCCACAGGTAGAAAAGCATTAACGAAGGAAATCGCAAAACGCTTAGCACAATCCCAACGGCAACGCATCAAAGCGCAAAAAAATAGTGATGGAAGTGAGTTTGAACCGAGACGCAAACAGCCTAAACAAACGACAAAACGCCGAGTAAAAGCAAAAAAGATGTTCGCCAAACTCGGCACTGCTCGCTTAATGAAAACTCAAATTACTAATGATGGTGTTGAAATTGGTTATCGTGGGGGCGATGCGGTTGTAGCCGACGTGCATCAATTTGGACGGAGAATCCGCCCGTTCAAGGGTAAAAATTTTGAGGTTAAGTACGCTAAGCGTGAACTACTCGGATTTACGGAAGAAGATATGGAAATAATTGAAAATTGTGTGATTAATGCGCTAAGAGATGGTTTGTAAAAGAAGCGGACAAATTTGACCGCTTTTAATTAAGAACGAATAACCAAATTTAATAGAGATGACAAAACCGTAGCAATAAGAGAGATAAGAGGAGATAAGACAAAGACTAAAAAAACACCACTTAAACTAGTGAGAATAATCCAGTTAAACGACATAAACTCAGATACACCACTCACAAAATAACCTAGCAAACAAAATATCAGTAATACTAACGTTTTAGAAATTTTATCAAACATATCTACTCCGATTCTTTAGAAAATTTAGGAAATATTATGGCTAAAGATTTAAAAATTCAAGTACTTTTATCCGCTGCTAACAAACTTACTCAGCCATTTAAAAGCGCATCAAATACAGTTAAAAAATTTTCGGCTCAACTAGATGAGAACAAGAAAAAATTAAAATCACTTGAAAACCAACAAAAATTAATTAGTAGCTTCAGAAAAACAAAGATGGCTGTAACCGAAGGAGGCAAAACGCTTGAAGCTGCAAAACATAATGCAAGCAAGTTATATAACGCACTAGCAAGCGCAGATAAACCAACGCAAAAAATGCGCAAAGCATTTGAACAGGCAACTAAACAAGTTAAAAAACTTGAGCAAGCCCAAACAAAACAACAAATTAAATTAGCTGCGACACGCAAAGCTCTTGCTGATAGTGGAATAAATACGCGTAGATTATCACAAGCTCAAATGGAATTAAGTCATAAAATAAAATTGACTAATAACAGCATAGATAGACAGCGTGATAAATTAAGTCAATTAAATGCAAAACAACAAAAACTGAATAACTATCGCCAAAAAGTAGAAGAATCAAAACAAAAACGAGATCGTTTTAGTAGCTTCGGTCAAACCATGCTTGTACCTGGTATTGCTACAATTGGATTGACCAAACAACCAATCAGCGCATTTTCTCAAGCTGAAACTGCAGCAACAAATTTAAAAGTCGCAATGATGGGGAAAAATGGAAAAGTCTCTGAAGATTTCGAAAAAATCAATCAGCTCGCAACGGATTTAGGCAATAAATTACCGGGAACAACGGCAGATTTTCAAAATTTAATGACAATGCTAGTTCGTCAAGGTATGAGTCCAAAAACTATTTTGGGTGGGACTGGCGAAGCTGCTGCGTTATTATCTGTTCAACTTGGCATGCTACCGGAACAAGCGGCAGAGTTTGCAGCAAAAATGCAAGATGCAACTCAAGGGACTGAAGTCGAAATGCTTGAGCTTATGGATATGATTCAGCGAGGGTTCTATGCTGGCGTTGATAGTAGTAATATGCTTGGAGCTTTTAAAAATCTTGCTCCCGCACTGGGATTGCTAAAAGTTAAAGGCAAAGAAGCAATGAACGTGTTAGCTCCGCTCGTTGCACAAATGGACCAAGCCGGAATGGATGGGCAAGCTAGTGGCAATGCCTTTCGTAAGATTTTCCAAAAATCGATTGATGTAAATAATATTGGCGTGCAAATTGCTAAATTAAGTAAAAATGGCATTGTCTCCAAGAAATTTAATTTAGATTTTACCGATGGGAAAGGTGGTTTTGGTGGACTGGATAAATTTTATAAAGAAATTGCAAAACTAAAAAACCTTAACGATGTACAACGCACAGCGGTAATTAAAAAAATATTTGGTGATGATGCCGAAGTAAATACAGTATTATCATCAATGATAGAAAAAGGGATAGAAGGCTATACAGAATTTGAACAAAAATTACAAAATCAAGCCACACTAAACGAACGAGTAGAGGCGCAACTTAGCACACTAACTAATGTCTGGGATAGCGCAAGCGGTACATTTTCAAACCTTATGGCAGGAGTTGGTGCTACTATTGATCCACAGCTTAAAGAACTAGCAAATGATTTTGGAACGATTTCGGAAAAAATCCTTAAATGGGTGCAAGCAAATCCTGAATTAGCCGGAAATATCACAAAATTAATAATTGTTCTAGGTGCGTTTGCCGCTGCTATTGGTGCTGCATCATTGGCGCTTAGTTATATTTATTATCCGTTAAGCCGGTTGTGGTTACTTATCGCCGCTAATCCAATTATCGCTTTAATTGCAGCTTTGGTTTTACTTGTTACAAAATGGGATTTTGTAAAGCACGCTGTAAGCACTGGTTGGAAATGGTTGAAAGACAATCTACTAGGTGATAACTGGTTTACAAAAATGCTGGAGGGTATTGCCGGCGCAATTGATGTTGTAATCTCAAAAATTCGAGAATGGATTGGCTTAGGAAATGAAGCCCAAAAAATCAAAATAAACGATGTCACACAAAGCACGGTAGCGACCGCAAACCTTGTAACAGGTACGGTAACACAAATTGCGGAAATCAAAGAAACTAAAGCCCGAGGCGGTTTAGTACGAGGTTTTGCAAGCGGAGGATACACTGGCGATGGTTACAAATATGAAGAAGCCGGCATTGTGCATCGTGGCGAATACGTGATGACAAAAGACGCGACATCCCGCCTAGGTGTTGGACTGTTGAATAAACTGAATTATGGCAGCGTTGCCGCACTGGCTTCGGGGCTTGCTTTTGCCCAACCTGCGGCTATTCAGTTTGATAACCGCCCTCCTCTCAATCCGGTAAAACAAACTCAATCAACAGCAACAATTGCGCCGGTTATTAATATCACTATTAATGCTGCAACGGGACAAGATGAACGAACTATAGCCCAAACAGTACAGCGTGAGCTTGACAATTATTTTAGACAGCAAAGCGCAAGAAATCGCAGTAGTTTAATAGATAGATATTAAGCTTTGTTTGCCTTCTTTAACACAGACCGCTTATCAGCGGTCTTTTTGTTATTATTGACTTTACAAATAAATCAAATCGAAATAACTCACATCAACATCCACAATATCCACATTTTTAATAATGGAGGTGTTTGTGCGACAAAATACAGCAAATACAGCCGAGCAAGAGCGGCTACTCGCAAACATTGTTAGGCTTGGCACTATTGCCGAAGTAGATTACAACAAGGCGCTTGCTAGAGTCGCTAGCGGTGGTATTACAACAGACTGGTTGCCGTGGATAACCCCACGTGCTGGAAAAACTAAAATCTGGAATCCGCCGACCAAAGGCGAACAAGTTTTAATACTCGCTGTCGGCGGAGACTTTACCACAGCCGTGATTTTACCCGGTCTTTTTACTCAAAATGCACCAAGTCAATCAAGTAATGATTTTGTTATCGTGTTTCCTGATGGTGCAACGGTGAAATATAACCATGAAAGCGGTCATTTTTCGCTAACAAATTGTAAGACTGCGGAAGTGCAGGCAGAGAACAAGATTACGCTTAAATGTCCTGAGATTGAAATCACCGGAAATTTAAAAATTGGCGGCGATGTGCAGCTTGCCGGCAAATTGAATGTAGATAAAACCATTGGTGCAAAACAAGGTATTAGTTCTAGTGGTGGTGATGTCTCTGCCGGCAGCATAAGTCTGAAAAATCACAAACACCAAGCGCAGGGCGACCGTGCATTAACAACCGAGGCGAAAGCATGAATAAGCACACCGGCGAAATAATTGATAACGAGACTGAACATATTAAGCAATCTATTGCAGATATTTTGCTTACCGCAAAGGGTAGTCGCGTGATGCGCCGAACTTACGGTAGCAATTTATATAAACTGATTGATAAACCGGTTTCGGCGAAGCTACTTTTGCAGTTATCGTGCGCTTGTGTTATCGCACTTACAAAATGGGAACCTCGTATACGTGTTGATGGATTTAAAGTCACAATGGATGCCGAACATTTAGGGCAATTTTTAGGCACGCTTGAAGCCACGATAAAGCGAACAAACACCAAAATATCAATAGGGAATCTAAAAATCAGATGAGTGTTTTAGTTGATTTATCCAAACTACCCGCGCCGGATGTGCTTGAATCGCTTGATTATGAGGCGTTATTTCTAGAAAGAAAAAATGCATTTATTGCACCCTTTCCGGAAGATGAACAAGCATTTTGGCAAAAGCGACTCAGTCTAGAGTCCGACCCGATTGTGAAACTGCTGCAAGAAAATTGCTATCTGCAATTACTCGAACGACAACGCATTAATAATGCAGCTAAAGCAACTATGCTCGCTTATGCGACCGGTACGGATTTAGACGTAATCGCAGCTAACTTCAATGTCCAACGCCTAGTCATTCAAGCTGAGGACTTAAATTCAAATCCTCCGAAAGCCGAAATTTTAGAATCGGATGAAGATTTTAGATTACGTATTCAGCTGAAATTTGAAAGTCTATCTTCTGCCGGCCCGCGAAAAGCATACAGCTTTTACGCGTTATCCGCCGACGGGAAAATCGGTGATGTATCAATTCATTCGCCTGAACCGGCTCATGTCGAGGTGATTTTGCTCAATCGACAAGGTAGGGGTGAAGTGACTCAAGAAATAATTAACAAAGTAGCAAATATCTTAAATGACGAGGAAATCAGACCGATTGCCGACCGTGTTAGCGTGAAATCCGTTGCAGTTGTTGATTATCAAATCGAAGCGACACTCTATTTATTTAAAGGTCCTCAAATAGAGCCCATTAAGCAAGAGGCGCAAGCGAATCTTAATAAATTAATCAATACAAATAAAAGAATTGGTAGAGATGTAACCCACTCAGCGATACATCAAGCTTTAAAAGTAGAGGGTGTGCAGAACGTGAAAATAACTCAACCCGTGACTGATATTGTGCTTGATATTACTCAAGCAGGTTATTGTTCTGGCGTAAATCTAAAATGGGAATTTAGTGATGAGTACAGCTAAACATCTTCTTCCATCAAATTCAAGCTTATTAGAAAAAAGATTAGCTGATGTATTAAAAGTCGCTGTGCAAAACGAACTGCCGATAAAAAGTTTGATTAATCCCGACACTTGCCCCGCTCCGCTACTCCCTTATTTGGCTTGGACATTTTCGGTGGATGGCTGGGAGGAAAATTGGGACGAATCTAAAAAACGTAACGAAATCAAGCAGTCTTTTTATGTTCACAAGAAAAAAGGAACCGTTTCAGCGGTAAGAAGAATTGTTGAATCAATGGGCTACGATTTTAGCATCATTGAATGGTTTAACGATAAGCCACCAGCGAAGCCCGGAACGTTTAAAATTGAAGTTGAAATAGCGAATGTCGGCATCAGCAACAAAGTTTTTGAAGAATTAGACCGCTTAATCGAAGATGCAAAACCGGTATCAAGGCATTTAACGCAGTTAGCTATAACATCAACAATCAAGAACAAAGCTAACGCACATATCGGGAGTTTTATCGGCGAAATTATTACAGTTTACCCAAAGGACAACGCATGACTTATCAAACAGTTATTACAAATTATGGCGAACAATTAATTGCGAATGCAATTGCGAATAATCAACCGGTTTTATTTAAAACAATGGCAATCGGCGACGGCAATGGAAAGCCGGTACAGCCGACACAAGTACAAACAGCACTTGTAAACGAAGTTTATCGCACAGAAAACGCAAGTATTTACGTAGATAATAAAAAACCGACACAAGCCATTTTTGAAATCCTTGTGCCGGAAGACGTTGGCGAATTTTGGGTAAGAGAATTCGGCTTGTTTGACGATAAAAATAATTTAGTCGCGGTGGCTAACTGCCCTGATTCGTACAAATCAATTAAAAAAGCAGGCTCGGGCAAAGTACAAATTTACCGCATGGTGTTAGAAATTAGCTCGAGTGATGCGGTTGAATTAATTATTAATGATAATGCGGTATATCTAACTCGCGAAGCTTTTGACAATTTTAAATCCGATTTAAATAATCCGGACGGTTTTAAAATGGTCGGACAATGCGAATCTATCGAACAACTCCGCACGATTGAGCCAACAGAAGACAATCAGCGCATTTTAGTGCGCGGCTATTACGCCGGCAGTAATATCGGAGGTGGTGAGTTTTATGCTGATATTAATGATAAAAAAACGGTAGATAATGACGGCACAATTATTGTCACAACCGGCAATAATCGTTGGATAAAACTCATTGATGGCGTAGTTAAGTTTAGCGATTTTGGCGTAAAAGCCGGAAAAGCTGTTGTAAATCAGACAACAGCTAAAATCAATGCAGCATTTAAATTTGCTTACGATTACAAAATATCGAAAGTCATTAATGACATTCCGGGCGACTATTATTTATCCAATTTTATGCTTATCGGTGACAATCTCGAATTTGAGAATGTTGATGGTGTGAAATACTTAAGAGCCGGACATACAGCAATGATGTATAACGGCTTGTCAATTACGCCAGCATCGTCGGCGGAAAAAAGAGCGAGAAACATCACTATTCGGGGTGGTGTATTTGACTCAAACGCCACAGAATACTGGTCAGCCGTAAATTTTATGTCGCTCGGTTATATTGACGGCTTGCATATTGACGGAGTGACTTTTGTTAACTGTATCCGCAATCATGCTATTGATATGTCCGCTTGTTCAAACGTGCTAGTCGAAAATTGTAAGTTTTTAGGTTTTTCAGCGGAAAAAACAACAAAATACGGCACGGCACCGGATAAAGCCGAAGATCGTAGCTACGCTGAGGCAATACAAATTGATGATAATCAGGTCGGTACATTTAGTGGCGGCCAGTTAAAAGGCGATCCGAACACTAATATCACTATCAGAAACAACCTGTTTTCAGGTAACTATGATGATACTACAGGCTTATTTAGCGGTGGCTATGGTTGTGCCATAGGCGGGCACTATGCTGCAAGAAGCGGCAAGCATCATAAAAATATTACTATTGATAATAATATCATTACAGATTGTGGTTATGCCGGAATCCGACCATTCTTATGGGATGACGTAAAAATTACAAATAACACTTTTGTAAACAACAGAAGGAATGTTTATATATGGTGGCTTACAAGCACTGAGACAGCTCAGTCAGATGCTGGTAAAAACTATCATATCTCTGGTAATGATTTTGGTGATGTGGTTGCAGAGCAAATCACAACCCAAATCTTTGGAAACGAATATAAAGAAGGTTTTGCAAAAGTTGATAGCGTCATTATTACTGATAATAAATTTGGGAACACCGAGTGGGAAGGAGCATTAATCAAGCTGCAAGGCGCTAATAATGTTATTGTTTCAAGTAATTTGTTTGATGACGCAAAACGATTTATCGACGTTGATTACTGCTCACACGTCACTATCACAGGTAATGCAGGTAATACGTTAAGCAATGAATTCTTCGCTTCGAAAAACAATACCTATCAACAGTTTATCGGAAAAACTGAACATGTACTTATTAGCAATAACATCGCTCAGCAAAGCGCTGGCGGCGTGCTTTACTTGCACAAAATGCAAAACGTAAATGTGTTAAACAACACATTTACAAATATTGCAAACACTCATAACACACACGCTATTAGAGCCATTGAGGTTAGTGAACTGTATGTTGATAACAATATTATTATGCTTGTGCAGTCGGCAGTAGATGCAAATGTAAGAGCGCTAGAAGTCGCAGCAGATTGTACAAATATCAACATTGGCGGAATCATTACAAACAGCACAGAAATCTATCGCAGTAGTGCGCCTGACTTGAATGGCATTAATTTTGGCATTGCAAATATCAAAAAAAGCCAAATTAATTCATTAACAGTTGGCGCCAATAGCTCAACAGCTAGAAATCTAGCGGTTAATGGCAGCGCTATCATTAGTGGCGGATTAACTGTTGGAGACAATGCCGCACAAGGAAAAATATCATTTTTTACAGCAGGTTATGCTCAAGCTCAGACTCCTGCTAATACAGATAAGTCCCAAAAACTAGCAACAACCGAGTGGGTGCGAAACTTTTCATCAAGCGAAAAAGTGCTTTGGCTTGGCTCAAGTACAAATGCAGTTTCAATTGATGTTAAGCAACAAGCTGGCGTTGTCTATATCGTATATGACGTACGAGGATTCGAAAAATTCGATTCGTTTGTAATTGGTTCAGCCAATAATGCTGTCATTGGACAGCTGGAGTACGGCGGTGAGAACGCAGATAGACCGTACAACTCACTGATTAGGATAACTGTAAGTGGCACGACTTTAACAATGACACCAGAAGGCGGCACACCGCCAACTATTAAAAAAGTAATTTTAATCGGAGCTTAAGTATGATTGTGTACTACTTAAAATCTAACCCCAAAAACTATGTAATTTTTCCAACACCGGCAAACATCGGTGATTATTATCAAGTGGATGTCGATGATGGGGTTGATTTATCTCAAAAAACGCTTGTGATTAGAGATGACAATCCTGTGCTTGTTGATATTTCACATGACGTAGATTTGGCAGAAAAGCAAGAAATCATGCGGAAACGGATTAATAAAAAACGTGACGAAATGAACGCAAAAGGCGTGTTTGTTAAGTCATTAAACCGCTGGTTTGATTCTGATGCTGATGCACAGCGCCGGTTAAACGGCTTTATTTCAGTGATGCGCGAAAAGAATATTGATTTATCAGTGACTTGGACGGATGCGGATAACAATAATGTAGATAATTTCGGAAAAACAGAGTGTGCTGACGTAATGTTGGCTATTTTCGAGCTGGAATCTACTAACCACGCTGTAGCGTTCAGACACAAAGATGCAATGCTCAAGCTAGATAACCCATATGCTTATGATTATTCAGACGGGTGGTCTGGGCGAACAAATAAGGAAAATAAAAATGAAAAATAAATATTTATATCACTTACTGATTGCAGTAGATCAACTCTTTAATGCAATCTTTGCAGGAGCGGCTGATGAAACCATTAGTTCACGTTGCTATCGTGGCTCTAAGAAAGGTAAAAAGAAATGGATGATTGCCGAAAAATTTGTAAACGCATTATTTTTTGACGCCGCGCACTGCAAAACGGCGTACGAGTCGGAGGTTAAACGCCGTCAGTATCCGGCGGAATTCCGCGAAATTTAAGCGTTGTGATTACGCTTTCTACAAACCGAACCGCTCCAAGTTGAGCGGTTATTTTTTCATAATAGCAATTAACATTTAACATCCCCATAAAATAGGATAATGCTTTATGTCAATTCTTGATGAATACCTTCACGGCGTGGAAGTCGTTGAGATTAACTCTGGTTCTCAAACTATTAGCACCGTAGCGACTTCGGTCATCGGCGTAGTGTGTACAGGTGACGCCGCTGACGCTGAAACATTCCCCTTAAATACCCCCGTTCTTTTGCTTAACCCGCTTAATTATTTAGAAAAAGCAGGCAAAACCGGCACACTCAAACGCACACTGAACTCAATCGGTTCAATCGTGCGTACACCGACGGTCGTAGTACGCGTATCTGAATCGGAAGATTCCGATACGCTTACCGCAAATGTGGTCGGCACACAAGAAAACGGTAAATTCACCGGTTTGAAAGCGCTACTCACTGCGCAATCTATGGTATTTGTTAAACCGAAATTACTTGCCGCACCGGGTTTAGATAACCAAACTGTTGCAACAGAATTAATTACCATTTCTAAAAAATTAAATGCGTTTTGTTTTGTTTCCGACAACGGCGCAACAACAAAAGAACAAGCCGTAGCTTACGCTCGCAACTTTTCAGCACGTGAAGTGATGATGATTTGGAGTGATTGGCAATCTTTTAACACTGATACAAAAACTTATGATGTTGATTACGCTACCGCTCGTGCCGTAGCGGTACAGGCTTGGATTGATAAAAATATCGGCTGGCACAAAAATATTTCAAACGTGGAAGTTGATGGTGTAACCGGTATTACCAAACCGGTTGATTTTGACATCAATGAATCATCGACTGACGCTAATTTTTTAAACAGTAAAAATATTACCGTTTGTTTAAATGACGGCGGCTTTAAATATTGGGGTTCCCGCACACTTTCAAGTGATACTCGTTGGGCATTCCAACAGGCAACCCGAACGGCTCAAATTATTAAAGAAACCATCGGTGCCGGTTTAAAATGGGTAATGGACCAACCGATTACAGTGCTACGTGTCAAAATGATGATTGACGCTATTAACAGCAAATTGCGCCAATGGGCAAGCGGTGACGACCCTCGCATTTTAGGTGCACGAGTTTGGGTAGCGGAAGAAATTACGGCGGATATTATCAAATCCGGCAAGTTCTTAATTAAATACGATTACCACTGGATTCCATCGCTTGAAAGTTTAGGACTTGAACAGCGAGTGAATGATGAATATGTGGTGGATTTAGCAAACGAATTAAAAGCACTTAGTGCAGGAGCATAATAATCATGGCATTACCTCGCAAATTGAAAAATTTTAATTTGTCGATTGATAGCGTAAGTTATTTAGGCGAAGCGGTTGAAACCACGTTACCGAAATTAGCGATGAAGCTTGAAGACTATCAATCCGGCGGTATGTTTGCACCGGTTGCGGTTAATATGGGACTAGAAAAGCTAGAGCTTGAATTTAAGATGGGAGGCAACGAACCGAACTTAATCAAGTTATTCGGCGGCACAATTAACGGCACTGCGATACGCTTTAACGGGGCATATCAGCGAGACGATACGGAAGAAGTTGATGCGGTAGAAATTATCTGTGAAGGGCGCGTAAGTGAAGTGGACCGCGGTAATCAGAAAGCGGGGGATGACACAGAACACGCTTATAAAGTGGCACTGACTTACTACAAGGAAATCGTGAATAACGAAGAAATTGCGGAAATTGATACATTAAACCAAATTTTCAAAGTCGGCGGTAAAGACCGCTTGGCAGAAGTTCGTAAAGCACTTGGTTTATAACTCTATTTTTAACTAAGGCGCACAGTAAGTCGTGCGCCAATTTTTAAGGAATAACTTATGACAAAAACAGTAAAACTCAAAAACGGTATTGTTCGTGGCGATTCTCGTATTACAGAAATTTCGGTACGAAAGCCTTTAACCAAGCAATTGCGTGGCGCAAGCGTAATTAAATTAACCGAACTGCACGCCGATGAATGGGCGTTAGTCTTACCTCGCGTTACTATGCCGAAAGTCGATAAAGTAGATTTTGCCACAATGCCGGTACCGGATTTTATGAAACTCGCCTCTGCCGCATTAGAGCTAATGCTCGAAGATTTTGCGGACGAAGATGAAGAAGAAACTGAAGCGGGAAAGTAAAGTTTATCCCTAGTAATGTTGATGATGTGATTGCAGATATTGCGAGCGTGTTCCACTGGCAACCGAGTGCAACAGATGAAATGAATCTACTTGAATTAATGGATTGGCGAGAACAGGCCCGTAAGCGCAGTCAAGCTGAAGAGTAACAAGCGGTCTAATTTGGGGATTTTTCTACAAATTAGACCGATTACATATAAGCAATATAAGGAAAAATATGAAAGCGATTATTTTTGCAATCTCTTTATTTGTCACAATTATCGCAGTATGTGGTTTTGCTACATACTTAATGGCAATAAACGCTGACGGTTGGGGGTGGCTGATTTTTATTGCGTTTTGTTGTACTCAATTCAGCTATCAAGATAAACAAGACGGAAATAAGTAAACGCTTATGACGCAATCATTTGCAATGGCAGCATTAGGCTATTTTGTCTTTATGCGCTCTACAGTGCCGTATCAGTCTATGACAAGAGATTTGAGCTGGTCACACCCGACAAATGATGTAGTCGGTGGCTTGCCGAAAACACAATTTACCGGTAAAGCGGGCGAAACATTAGAGCTCTCCGGTGAATTGCGTCCAGAAGTGAGCGGCGGCAAAATGTCGTTGTTAGCACTTGAAATGATGGCTGAAACGGGCGAAGCATATCCGCTCATCGACGGTGCAACATTCCTCGTGTTGGGGTGGTTTAAAATTACTAAAATTCACACAACTTCAACGGTGTTTTTTGGCGACGGCACACCAAGAGCGATTAGTTTTTCAATGGGATTACAGCGGGTTGATGATTCAATTTTAACAAGCCTTTCCGACGATATAGCGAGTTTTATTTGATGATGAACAATGTTTTAAATTCAAACAATCACCGCACCCCTGCTCTGCATTTAACCGTGCGCCCAAACCCGAAAACAGGCGGGGAAGAAAAAGATATTTCCATGTTGGTGAATCACCGATTTATTTCCCTCACGCTTACCGACTCAAGCGGATTTGAAGCTGACCAACTCGACTTACTACTTGATGATAGCGACGGTTTGCTTGCTTTACCTAGCCGTGGTGCGATTCTTGCGCTAGGGCTAGGCTGGAAAAATCAAGCCTTAACATTCAAAGGTGAATACACCGTAGATGAAGTGGAGCATTCAGGAACACCCGATAAAATCACCATTCGGGCAAGAAGTGCTGATTTACGCGGTTCGTTAATGAACCGTTATGAACGCAGCTTTCATCAAAAAACAATTGGCGAAATTGTGCAGCAGATTGCGCTTGAGAATAAACTAACGGCTAAAGTGGGTAGGCAATTTGAGCAGCAAATCATTAACCATATTGACCAAACAAACGAAAGTTCGATTAGCTTCTTGCAACGCTTAGCAAAAGAATATGATGCGATTGCAACCGTGAAAAACAGCGCATTATTATTTATTGCGTCGGGTAAAGGCAAAACGGCAAGCGGTGCGGATATTCCACCGGTGCATATCACCCGAAGTGAAGGCGATTCGCATCGTTTTAATATCGCTGAAGGCGAAAATTTTAAAGCAGTAAAAGCTTATTGGCACGACACCAACACTGGTAAACGTGGCGAAGTTGTTTGGGATGAAAACTCAAGCGTAATCAAAAAAACCGAGCCGACATTAAAGAAAAAGACCAAAGTAAAACGTGATAAAGACGGCAAGAAGCTGAAAGGTGCTGACGGGGAAATCATTAAGGAAACGGTTTTTGTGAAAGGGAAAGGTCGCAAAGTCAATGCGATTGTGCAAAGCAAACCGGTAGAAAGCGATGCAAATAACATTAAAACACTAAGACACACATACCAAACTCAACAAGCTGCATTAAATGCCGTTCAGCGGGAATTTGGACGGATACAACGAGGGGTTGCCCGTTTTTCAATTAATTTAGCCGTAGGCAATGCGGAGCTTATGCCGGAAATGCCGGTTACCGTCTCCGGATTTAAGGCGGAAATTGATTCAAGTCATTGGATAATTACGAAAGTGACTCATCAAGTCAATAAAGGCGGCGGATTTACCACTGCCCTTGAAATGGAATTATTTATTCCGGAAGAAGACTAAAAGCGGTGTAAATTATCCTTAAAATAGCGACTTTCTAAACGAGGGTCGCTATTTTCTAGGTTAATCGCTTTATCGCAATCAGCATAGCTCATTGATAAGCGCCATCCCGCATTATTTGAGGCATTACGAAGTTCTAAGGTTTGAAAACTCGGGCGGTATTGCCAATCACTCAAAACAATCAGCTCACAAGCTTCCAGTACCAAATTGCGTACTTTTTGTGGGCTGATATTGTCATAAGGCAATTGAATGCGCACAGTATCGTGCGCATCATCTATTTGCATTTTCCAACCGCTTGCCTGTAATTCATTTTGCAACTCTGTAGGAATGGGCGTCGCTAAAGACGAAACGCAAGTAAACAAGCATAAACTGCCAAAAAGATATTTTTTCATAGACCAAATACCTAAGCACTTAATAAGCGGTCTGTCGCCACTTTCGCTAAAAAGTTACTCCGGTTTTTATAATCCGGATGACGTGCGACAAACTCATCAATACGTTTAATTAAGAGGCTTGGCAAAGTGATATTAAGTTTTTCTGATTTGCCCATTAAGTGAGTGAGATCTACATCAATCACAGACCACATAAAGCCTTCATAGTCAGGATTATTGCGGTGTGCATCAATGCTTGTCGGTTGAGGAATATCTTCCCCGTCTTCTAACATCCCTTCAATATGAAACGGAATCGCTTCTTTTGCATTTTGGAATGCTTCTTCAATCGTATCACCAGCAGAAAAACAACCGGCTACATCAGGTACAACTACACCATAGGCGTGTTTCTCATCGCCAAGTTCAATCGCAATCGGATATAACATTTTCTTTTCTCCATATAGCGAGGCTATTTCAGCCCCGCTTGTTTTAATATTGAATTTTGTGTTTTGATATTAAGGTCCTTTTTAGGGTGAGGTATGGTTACTCGCCCTTTTTTTGTGGGGTGTTTAAACTGATGATGACTCCCCGCTATATTGACTCTATACCAACCGTCACTTTCAATTAATTTGATGAGCTCCGCACTTGTCACATTGTTTTACTCCTTTTGCCCCTTAATTGGTGGTTATTATACCCACAACAAGATAAAAGTCAAGCCATTTATACTTATAATAATCACAAACAATGCAAGAGATATAAAAAAACGACCCTAGATAGGGTCGTTTTAAACGGTTTATAATTGATAACAGAAAATAGATAATCCAAGGAAAGTCATTATTAGTTGGTCCACAAACCTTCCAGAAAAAATACTCAAAAATCTCTTTAGCTATACTTTCTGCTATTTTAGCTTTATTTGTTGTTTCCATTTTCTCATTCCATATAAAATTAATCTGTTTAAACTTAGTCCTATTTTTTCTTCTTAAAAAATTCACTTATCCAACTAATCAAACGAGGTCTTTGCTTACTGTCCCAAACCTCTCGCAAATGTAGGGCGAAGTGATACATTTCTGTAAGTTCTTTTTCCGGCATCTCTTTAAAGAAGTGAGAGCCGTAACTTTTTTCAGCGTGGGTATTAATCACAATTTCAAATTGCTTGCATGATTTCCGAACGGTTAGAATTTCGTGAACATATTGATTACGAGGAAAAGGTTTGTTTTGATTAAAAATGTTGATGTGAATATCTCGCCCTGCCATATTTTCCACATGACTATTTTCAACTCTTTGTTCCATCTTTCTTCCTTGTTATTTTTGTACGCTCATTCTTGTTGTATCACTTAGTTACTATGCGTTGTAATCACCTTATGCAAAAATTGTGTTTGGCAGCAAGGGCAAGTATAGCGTTCGTGTTTTGTACTAGAAAAATAATCGCCTATTCCTACACTCCCCATGTTGGCACGCTCAAAAAGAAGCGGAATCGTTTTTTCTTCTTTTTGCCAGCAGACGGGGCAAATTTTGCTGACAATACCACTACCGAAATCCGCTTCAAAAAGCATAATCGGAGCATGTTCGCCCTCCAATATTACAGGTTTCACGCTGGCACGGGTTTCCAGTTTTTGGCGAAGTGCCACATTTTGTAGGCTTAAATCATCAATCGTTTTTTGCATTTTTTCCACCTTGTCAATCAAATTCAACGCAATGGATTTAGCTTGCAAGATTTCGGTGGCTTTTTCAACTTCTTCTGTGAGTGACTTCAAATAATCCGTTTGATTTTTTATATTTTTAACGGCTTCAACGCCTGATAATATTTCACCTATCATTAAACCCTCCGAATATGCCCTTGCATAAATTCTACTTTGCCGTGGATTTTGAATTTATGCTCATTTTCTTTTGTAATCGACCACTCTTTATAACGAGCGTTGTCTGATATAACCAACAACACATCGCCGGCAAGTTGTAAACGTTTAACGAAAATCGTTTCGCCATAGCTAAAGACATACACACCATCTCCTTGATAAACAGATTTGGTTGTATCGACAAAAAGCAAATCTCCGCTACCAATCGTCGGTTCCATAGAGTCGCCATCTACATTGATAATAGCTAAACCTTTAGCAGTGGCACGCTGGAAAATTTGAGCAAAATAGGCATTTTCAAATTCAACCGCAAGGGTATGACAGGTTAAATCACCGGTAACAAAGCTACCGTTGCCTGCAGAAGCATAGACATCTAACACCTCTATTCTTAAGGTGTTGTTCTCCGATTCATCATAAGCGGTCGGATTTTGGGGTAAATTTGCAAAATCGGGCGTTTCGCCCTCGCCAGTTTTCAGCCATTGCACCGACACACCAAGAGCGTTGGCGATTTCTACAATTTTTTTCGGTTCGAGCGTTTGACCGTCAGAGATTTTTGCCATTGCGGGGTAAGAAATTCCAACTAATTTTGATAAAGAGTTGATATTTAAACCTCTTTCCTTCATCGAAAAGTTCAATCTATTAGCTAAAGTTTTCATAATCCACCTTTTAAGTTCTAATTTTTCAGAATGATAAAACTAAAGTTTCATAAAAACAATTTAAAAAAAGTTGGGAAAATCACTTGCAAGAGTTAAACTAAAGTTATATTATTCACCTCAACCGAATTGAACCAAAGTTTAAATGGAGGAAGTTTGGGAGCAGTCATCGAAAGAGCGGTAAAAATCGCAGGCAGCCAAGCGAAGTTGGCAAGTGCTTGCGGAGTGAGCCATACCGCAGTGAAAAAATGGCTCAGAGGCGGTGGCATTGAGGCGAAATACCTGTTACGCATCGAACGTGCCACCAACGGACAAGTGACCATTCGGGATGTTTGTGAGGAGTTGGAGAATGGCTAAGGACTATTTAAGCGAAAAAGAATATAAGGCAATGGAATACGCCTTGCTCGCTGCCAAGAAAGTAGGCATTGACAAGGCGTTGGAAGAAGTTAGACGAGATTTGCAGGCACTTCAAACAGCGAATCGTAACCTTTCGCCGCAGGCTGTTTAATTAAGCCTAAATCAAGGAGGAAATTGTCACACCCTACCAATTCAGTAATACCTTCGGCAGATAATCGGCGGTATAACACGCCTTGATGAATAATGCCGATATAGAAATCCGTTGAACCCCAAGGGTCTTCCCCTTTTTCTTCAACGTAAGCGGTAATTTTAGTGTCAATGGCTGGAAGTGGATAGTTCTCAACAAGGTATTTAGATTTCATTTGGATTTCCTTTTTAAATGAATGGAAATCGAAATATAAAACGGTGAATAACCGAAATCAAGTGAGGATTTGAAGAAGAACAAGTAACAAAATAATTAAAAATCTAAACCGCTTACCCGTGGCAGGGTAGGCATAAAGCAAATAAAAATAACCGAGCAAATGTTGGGGAACGTAAGTAAGGTTGAGTGCAAATATTGCAAAGGTGGTAATAATGTCTGTTTCTATTAATTTAGATTGTCCTGTGTGTGGCAGTAGCACACTCAAGGTCAGAACCTCTCAAAAAATTGGTATGTTAGTTACACAAGCAAAGTGCTATTGCCCGTCTTGTTTATCTGTGTCGGATATTTCAGCCGAAATTACTCGCACTTATACAGCAAACTGGAATGAGCGTCCTGAAATTAAGCGAATTAACAAGCCGTTAAAACAAGTTGATCCAAATCAATTAGATTTCTTCGACGAAAAATAACCCTATTTTTCGTTTATCCACTATTTAATCTTTTCTTGCGGATTTTTTAAAAAAATCAATCTGCAGGATTTTTGCAACCAAAATTTAGGAAATTGAACAATGAGTAAGCAATTACATTATCAACATAAGAGCCGCTGGAAGCGGTTTAAAAATATGAACAAACGCCAAGTAAATCAGTTTGAGCTTGAAAAACGAGTGAAAAACCTTGAAAGCAAATTAGCCGATGAAGTTGAGTTGGCAAAGTTGAATAGCGAACAGATTGGGGACTTGATGACCGAACTGGAAAGAAAGGTCGAGTTTGTAATTAGACAAAATAAGCAGTTGCGAGAACAACTGTTAAAGCCTAAGAAACCGAAGAAGAAAACACAGAAAGAATCATTATTCGGGCTTTTTAAAGAATTGTTATGCGGTAAGTAAGTATGGATATTCAGGCAGAACTAGCAAGACGACAAGCGGAATCATTAAAAGAGATTCAGGCTTTAAGAGAACAAGGCGAAACGGATGAAACGCTGTTTGCTGCGCTTTCTCGTCGTAAAGTCGTTCAGCCGAAAAGTACGAAGCAAGACGTGATTTTTAACTTAGCTTTCGAGCGTTGGTGGCAAGCTGAAAATGCGCTTATTAAAAAGATGATTTGTGCATTGGCTTTTAAAGATTTCGATGCAGAACCGAAAACGGCAAAGGAATATAGCACGAAGGAACGCCGCACAATTATTGCAATTAGTGACAGTATCGGCGGTGCGAATCGCCGAAGACTACACGAAGTAGGTAAAGAACGGTGGTTTGAGCGAATGGATAACGTAGAGCAACCCACAAGAAGTCTAATTGGTCCAGCCGATATTGCTATACCGAACCGAATTTTAAGGGGAATGAAATGAGTAGTAATCAATTTAAAGCGAATTTGTATCATGCAATGTGGTGCAAGTATGGCAATCACTATGCGTTTGTTGCCTATCAGCGATTCGCGCAGATGTTTTCAAGAGAGGTTGAGTATGGCACTACTCTCAAATCATAAACTTGTGATTCGTCATGACGGTGCATTTTTTACTTTACATCGCAAAGTGAAAAACAGTTACGGCGAAGTGCTAGGCGAAGCCTTAGTCGGTACATTCTTAAGATTAGATCACGCTATTTTTAAATTTATCCAACAATCCAATATTTGTAAAAAATGAACGCTCAATTATTTAATACTCACAATGATTTGCTTGCCGGTTCCGCTTGGGACTGGTCGGCATATTATGCCCGTGAAGCTCAATTGAACGTTCAATTTTTGCAAAATCAGCAAGAAATTAGACCGCTTGAGGTAAAGCCCGAAGCGGTTAAAGTATTTCAAAAAGAGCAATTTTTAGAAGCTAAAAAAGGCTTAGTTACCGATTTACAGCTTGAGTTATTCGACTTACTGCCGAAAAGCACCTTTGATTACGTTGAATCTTTAATTCAGCGTTTGCCCCGTCAGCGCCAACGCGAATATTTCCGTAAACTTTACTTGCGTGAGTATCGTTCGGTTAAAGATGACGGTTCAATTGGTTTTGAGGTTGGCAACAAACAACGAGTGCACGCCACTACTTTTTTACGTGATTTAGTTGAATCTCGCTTAAACAAAGTATTTGCGCAATATCATTTTAATTTAGATTGGATTCAGCTCTCTCCTAAAGCCCGCATGCAATGGGCGGATAATCAAGCTAAACAGTTAAAGGCTACGGCAACCATCCGTCAGTCTGCTTTGCCGTTTTATCTTATCTCTCCGTCAAAACTGGAGGTTTTTGCGAATAAGCTCGCAGATATTTTTAGCATGACGATTCGCGATCTTTTCACAGAGTGCGCCAACAGTGGCAAAAGCTATTCCGATGCAGAAGCAGAGGGTGTGCTTATTGCTATTTACGGCGAATGCGGCGTGCTGTGTGAAACGATTGGTTTTGATATGCCGTATTGGGAGGCATTTCAAAAATGCGGCGAAAAACGTAAACCGAACATCAAAAGTATAGAGATTGCGCTCAATAAAATCTCTTTTGCCGGCTTTTGGAAAAAGCTATTTCAAAAAGCTCAAAAGCAGATGATTGAGCATTTAGCGATTGCGTGCGGTGATGTGCGCAAAGATGTTGCGCCTTATATTTCGAACCATGCGTTCGGCGAATGGCGCACGCAAATGCGTAAAAACCATGATTTTTTACGTAGTCAGATTTTAGTAAACGTGGACAATCCGGAAGAACAAATTGAGTTGTTCGATATGTTCTTGCGTTCATCAACAAATCCAAGTTTGCGCCGACTAGAAATGATGTCCCGCTTGCGTGGTGTTGAAGAGTGGGCGGAAGAGAACGGCTATGAGGCGTTATTTTTAACGCTTACTGCACCGTCTTCTTTTCACGCGCAACATTCTAAAGGTGGTCAAAATAAAAAATGGTCTGGTGCTAGCCCGAAACAAACTCAAGCTTATTTAAATAAAGTTTGGGGTCAATATCGTGCGCTTTTAGCAAAGCGTAAAATTGATTTTAAAGGTATGCGAGTTGCGGAGCCTCATCACGACGGCACGCCGCACTGGCATTTGCTTCTTTATGTTAAAGCAGAATGGATAGAAGAAGTTACACAACTCTTTAAAGCGAAAGCATTAGAGCTGGACGGCGATGAGAAAGGTGCCGAAGAGCACCGCTGCAAAGTTGAACGCTGCGATAAAACGAAAGGTTCGGCTACTGCTTATATCGCTAAGTATATTTCTAAAAATATTGATGGTTTTGACGAGTTAGGCTCATTCTCAGATGAGGTAGAGAGTTTATCACTCAAAGATAACGCTAAACGTGTGCGTGCGTGGGCAAGTCTTTGGGGCTTCCGTCAATTCCAGTTTTTCGGCACCGGTTCAATCAGTGTATGGCGTGAACTACGTCGTTGTATCGCGGGGCAAATCAACGATGAGAAACTCGAAGAAATGCGTTTAGGTGCAGACCTAGGCGACTATGCGTTTTATATGGATAAACAAAATGGAGGCGCACGCAGTGATGCGGTTGCGGTGATTCATTACGAGCAAATGGAGGAAGGAAAATTCGGAGAACCTAGAAAAAGAATTGACGGCTTGCGCAATGCTGCTAAGTCGATTAATGATTTCGTTAAAACTCGTTTGAAGCGTTGGGCTAAAGTTCGCAAAGTTGCGGATTTAGACAGCGCTCAAGCGAGCGAAAGCGAAGCTACAAGTACGGAGCGCAGCTCCGCTTGGACTTGTGTCAATAACTGTAACCCTAGTAATAGCAAGGGTTCAGGCATTGATAAGCGGTTAAATACGGCTGAATTTTTGCAAAAAAATAGCGAAGCCGTGAGTCGTTTAAATTTTGCACTTAAATTGCGTGGAATAGGCGGGCGTTGGATAACCGACGAGCGGAAAAAACGCTTAATTTTAGGCGAAACAGTAAGTTTTATTGGTAATGACAGTATCAGATTTGATGGTGTTGAGGTTGAGATTATTTAAAAAGTGAGGTTTTTATATGGCAGGTGTAAACAAAGTTATGATTATCGGGCATTTGGGGCAAGACCCTGAGTTACGCACAATGCAAAACGGCGAAGGGGTTTGCTCGATGTCAGTCGCTACGAGTGAGAGTTGGACCGACCAAGCCGGAAATAAAGTGACACGTACGGAATGGCACAAAATTGTGATGTATCGAAAACTCGCCGAGATTGCCGGCAAATATTTGCGTAAAGGTTCGCAGGTTTATATTGAGGGCAAATTACAAACACGAAAATGGACCGACCAAAATGGCGTTGAACGTTATGTTACGGAGATTATTGCCAGCAGTATGAATATGTTAGGTGGCTCGAATCAGAATCAAGCACAAAACAATGCTGGCAAACAGAATGAATCACAAAACAATCAAGTGATGACGGAAGAAGAAGCTCGTGAAGCACGGCAGGTGCAGAATAATTTTGATGATGATATTCCGTTCTGAATTCCATATATAAATAACCATTAGGATAATATCCTGTGTTTTTTGTTGGCCAACATTGAAATACAGGATAAAACAAAGAATAAGGATAAAAAAATGAAATTAAATACTATTAATCAAATTGAAAACTGGTTTAAAACTGCAGTACCTAATCCAACAGCTGGCAATAAGTGTGTACAGATTGGCTGTCATTTTGAAGAAGCTTGTGAAATGATGAATGTTTTTTGTACTTTTGCTGCTGCAGAGGAACTCTATGAATTAAGTGAGTGGTTTAAAAGAAATGATTCACTTGAAGATTTAGTGGAGCTAGATAATGAAGACAAAGTTGAATTACTGGACGCACTTTGCGACCAAATCGTAACAGCTATCGGTGTTGCGCATATGTTCGGTATGAATATTCAAGGTGCGCTGCAAGAAGTAGCAAACAGTAATGACAGCAAGTTTGAAGATGGTAAACCGGTATTTAATGAACAGGGCAAAATTGCAAAAGGTAAGCATTATTTCAAGCCAAATCTTGAGCGTTTTGTTTAGAGGGATATAAGATGGAAATTATTTCGGCGAGAGTGGCTAGAAACTTAAATTTAGTTTGCGATTGTTTTGTCGGTGACTCATCAAAATGTATCGTATTTTTTACAAATATAAAGACCAAAAAAACACTGCGAATTTTTGAAACAGAATCAGCATTTGAAGCAGAAGAATACTATCAAAAAGTAAAAGATGTGATGCGTTGGAGATAAGTAGTATGGAAAACAGATTGATTTCTATTAATAACCAATTAACTGTTTTTAACAAAACAGAAAAGGATTTAAGTGAGCGATTAGAATATATCCTTGATTCTATTTATGCTCTAAAAATTGAAAAAAAAGCACTAGAAAACAACGTAATTCTTGGGCAAACAATCGTTGAATATTATGTTGGAAGCAGAAAGTGTTCGGCAGTCATTGCGTCAATGGATGAACATTTAAAAGTGAGAAAATTCAATGTTGGGAATTTCTTCGTAATTCGAAAGATTAATAAAGACTCAACGTTAAGTGGCAATACAGGATATTTGCTTAATAATTTTAAAATTGTTGGAAATTATGAGCATGGCAGCAAACCGGTTGTTTTTCTTGATGAGTTTGTTTAGGGGGATATATGAGAGAGTTAATAAAAAAAATTATAGACTGGGAAGGTGATAGAGGGATTTTTAACAGAAGTAATATTGAAAACCAAAAGTTAAATTTAATTATTGAAGCAGGTGAGCTTTGCTCAGCCGTAATAAATAAAGACCGCAATCTTATTAAAAAAGGAATTGGAGGATGCATTTATTATTCAGTGGTTTTATACTCTATGAGTAGCTATTTTAATGAGCATAATATCGGAGTTGGTTTTTCAAAAATTTCTTTGCGAGGATTTAGATTTGATGCTTGCGATTTTTCTGAGGCTTTAAGTTGTGCAACTTTTGAGTATCTTTCACCAATACGAAGATTTAAACGTTTATTCGGGATTTTATACGGATTAGCAGTAAGTCACGGGCTTTCTTTGGAAGAGTGCGTTAAGTACATATGTGAGTTGTTCGATAATAATAAGTGCGGAGTGGTGTCATGATTGAGAATGGAATTCAAGATATAGAATTTTTACGAAAAAATGAAGTGATGAAACTTTTTAACGTAAGTCGGGCTGTTTTTGACCGGTGGCAAAATCCGAAATCGGAATATTTCAGAGAGGACTTCCCGAAGAAAATTAAATTTAATGGATTGGTCTTTTACGTGAAAGAAGAAGTTCAGCGATATATGCAGAAGTTGATTGATGAACGATAAATAAAAAGCGAGATATTAATATCTCGCTTTTTTTGTTAGGACAATTTCAAACCACTATCGGCAACAAACTGCCCCCAATCGTCCATCACTTTTCTTCGTTCATCGAGATAGTTGTAGCGGTTATAAGTCTCTTCGAGTTTATTTCCGATACTGTGCGCAAGAATAGATTCACTCACGGCTGTCGGTACGCCCTGCTGCGCACACCACGTTTTTAATAACGCTCGCATACCGTGCGATGTGAACCGCCCTTTATAGCCGTTGCGGGCCATTGTGTTGTTTGCAGCTTCGCTGCTCTGTGGTTGGTACGGCTTATTAAAGTTTGGAAATACGAAACGATAACGACCTGTAAATGAGTACATTCTTTTTAAAATTTCGACCGCTTGCGGAGATAACGGCACAGTATGGGGGCGTTTTTTGTCCTTATGGCCCTTCATTTTTTCTTTCGGGATATTCCACAACATCTTTTCAAAATCAATTTCACTCCACTCTACCGATACGGCTTCCGCTGGGCGAACGCCGGTAAGCAGAGTCCAAAAAACTAAGTGAATATTGATGTGCGATGATGTAGAGCCGGCTATTCTTCGTATAAAATTCGGTAATTCCTCTATTGCAATCGTCGGGTTTTTTGACGCTGGTTTGTAGTGAAATGCTTTTTTTGCCTTGTGACAATTATGAAATTCAATTAAACCGATGTTTTCGGCATAATCCATAATTCCTTCTACACTTCTTAGCGATTTTTCGATTACCGATGTATGCCCCCTCCGGTAAACCGGTTGCAATACTTCCACAAGCAAGCGAGAATTAATATCTTTAATCGGTAAAGCACCAAGTCTAGGAAATATGTGTTTATCAAGTCGTCGCCACTCATCAAACATCGTTTCTTCTTCAACTTTTTGCGATTTAAATGCCTTCCACTTTACCGCGATTTTATAAAAGCTATTTTCAATACGATCAGCTTTTTCAGCTTCTTTTTCTCTTAGATATTTTTTCGGGTCTATCCCATCTGAAAGCAACCCACGATAAAACTGTCGTAACTGACGAGCTTCTTTGAGTGATATATCCGGATAATCTCCAAGAGTGATAGACGTTCTGGCTTTTGTTATAGGACGCTTGTAATCCAATCGCCATTTTTTTGACGTGCTTGTGATAAAAAGAATTAACCCTTCGCCGTCACGCAATGGACTTTGTTCGGGTGTTGCATTGTTGACTTGTTGCGCAGTTAGAGGTTTTATTATTACTGCCAT